TTGTCATCGATAATACCATTGAATGCGGCAGTACTCAGGAGTACCGACACATTGCCAATAGATTTTAAGAGTGCAACCTCCATACTCAAGGAGTTGGTAGGATTGTCACTTTGCAGGTTCAAGAATCCTAAGAAGAAATATATTTCACTTAAGGAGATCTACAAATCCCGCAGACATTTTATCATTAAGGCTTTCCGAAATCGCTATGGCGAGTCGGAGAACATTCATGCTACTACTTCGATTCTGAGAGATATCTGCATGCAGAGAAACTCAAAGACGGTTCTAGCGCTTAGAGGAATAGCTATATCATGGATTATAGCATTCGGAAAGCACTTCGACCTAATCGATTTACTGATAAGAACAATGTTCGGTGAGATTTACCGAAAAGGAGAAACCGACAGCACACTGAACGCCTATAAGAAGGCGACAGTGATACTGACGAATATCCTAACGGAAAATCGAGTAGAGCAGTGTCTAAAGATACCCGAAAATCCAATGCAGGAGAGGATCTATGATATTATGAATACCATGATTCAGCGCATGAAGGATGAGGGAAATTTTGAAAAGATGGATATCTTCTGGTACAATAGTATCCTGTCACAGACAAGGATTCTACCTTTACCGGATAGAAATTCATCAATTGAAAAGCTTGTCAAATATTTGGAAGGACTTTCGAGACCGTATACGGTAAAAGAAAACATTCCAGAAAGACAAAGATGGATTCCTCGAAACCAATGGAATGCAGGTCATCAAGAGTCAGACATTGTCTGGGAAAGAGATCTGCTCCTTGGTTGTGAGGAGGTGGGTAAAATGATCGGACAAGACATTTGCATCAATATGCAAATAGAAGCCGATAGAACCCAAACAAAATTTTCCGAGGTGGCCTCGAGAAAGAAAGACTATCATTGTAGTCTCTCTTCCTCTAGCTCGTTGGAAAATGGAAGATCTGAAGGTGGTAAGTGGAATGCTTACACGGAAGGAGATTTCAAGAAATTCTTGGAAAATCCTATTTCAGGAAATTTTAAGTTGAAGGAAGGACATTATCGTGACCAAAACGGGAAACCCGTGGCGGCTGACGAATATGGACAACTGGAAACATGGAAAATTGCTTACCTGGACACCCCACTTGGAGGTGTGTTCGGAGAAGTAATAACTCCTGGATATCTGCCGGAGGGAACGCAGGCGTTCGCTGTCGGTGCAGATGCTAGGTTAGGAACATTGCTTTTCGAATGGGCAAATGCCGAATACGAAAAGTTTATGTCGACCTACGATTTAAATCTACCGTCTACTTATCCCATGGGAAAAGTTTCGATAGTGAAAGAACCCGGGCTTAAGATACGTCCAGTGACATGTGGATCCACATGGCTGAATGTTTTCTTATCTCCCGCAGCTCATACATTGAGAGGCTTCCTTGAAGCCCTCCCAGCGTGCAGGGTAGGCTTGAGCGAATCTAACGGATTGTATAGATTCTCCCAAGAATACTCTGGTGAAATGTCGTTAACAGATCTCATATCAACTTCTGATATGGATTCCGCTACAGATAGAGCGGCGCACGAAACAGGTTTCGGCTTGCTAAACGGCATGATAAATGAACTTGCATCACAAGGTGCCATTGGCCCCGGTGAGCGAGACTACTTAAAGAAAGCAGCTGCTATCTTAACTACGCCTAAAAGACTGTCATTGACGGTTAAAGGCAAAGAAAAGAGGGCTGTATCAAAATCTATAGTTGACGGAAAACTAGACGGGATCCTTGACGGGAACACCTTCTGGTTTTCGAACTACAGAGGAATAATGATGGGTGATCCACTCACAAAGATCGTATTGACCATGAGTAGCTACGGCGCGTGGAAGGCTTCAGTGAAGTCTCCCTCTAACGACGTTAGAGACTTTAGATTAATTCGATCTCCATCAAAGATTAGACATTTCAGTCAGGTTAAAGCCTACGCATGCGCAGGAGATGACCATCTTGGAATAGGTCCAGAAGACGATCTCAAGAGGATACCTAAAATCATGGAGTCCATGAGTTATAGTATTTCCTGGGATAAATACAATATAAACGATACGTATGTTAGCTACTGCCAGCTATATGGCATGTTGCCGCACAAAAGTGCTGTTTCTAAAGCGAAATCCCTCAAAGAGGGAAAGCCTTCGAAATTCATACAAATCGATACACCAAAAGTTAGACTTTTGACCCAATTTCAGAAAATGGGTGGAAAAGAAA